TCTTGTGTTGTTGTAAATGGCATTAGTTTTCGGATTCGGGGTCTAAGGAGCTCGAACATGGCCAATCCAATCCCATTTGTTTCACAAAATCCTCCAGTGACATTCCATCTACTACACTCAAGTACGATATCCTTTCCAATTTCTTCAAATGTGCGTCCGTTAGTTCTAATAATTTTTTCGACTCTTCCTGATTCGCTCTGGATAACGCAAACTGTAAAATCATTAGTGATTCCTGTATCAACTCCAATATAGTATCGTTCAGTTCTTTTTGGTATTCCCCATTCATCTATCATACATACTAAATCTAAGTTTGTAAATACGTCATTACCTGAATCAGTAAATTCAGCTAAATACTCTTGATAATAAATGTCGGCAGGTAGCGATTTATGTTGTTCTATAAGGAAGTCTTTATTTACGTATGGATTGTCTCGAGAAATACCTTTGAATGAAATATAAACGTTATTAGGCGTGTTACCACGTAAGAAATACTCATAGAACCAGTTTTTGGATTTAGGTGTAGATATAATTAAACATTTTTTACCAATTGCAGTTAATGTAGGCATTACTGCTTGTTCAATTGCATCTTGTTTAATAAATGCTGCCTCATCCAATACCATGTAATTGAAACTAAATCCACGTATGGTATTGTAATTATCAGTAGATAAAAATTGTAAAGTACTTCCATTGATAAATTGTATTGTTAAATCTGCTTTATTTTGTTTTGTGATAACTGGATTAGCCGCATTAGTTAATTCATCAAATATTTTCTTACATTGGTTATATACAGGTGTTATCCAAGCACCCTTTTGATTTGATGTTTTTAATAACCAATACAACATCAGGTTTTGTGCAAGTAATGACTTGCCAAATTGTCTACCAGTTGCTACGATACCGAATTTATGTTCACTATCGGCAAACTTATCAATAATTTGTTTTTGACCTTTATGAGGGGAAAACAGCTGAATGTCCATATTTTTGAATTGAATATTCTATTGCTTGCATTTTTGAATCACACGTATAAGTTAATTCACCATTGCAGTATACTCTCCATGTTGATTTTCCAAAAAAAACTGATTCTATAATTTCTATTTTCACAGTATTTCTGTTTGACCGTAGTTAGGATCTAATTCACTTAATTGATTACCCCAACTTAATGTTACGTTACCTTGTACTTTAATTTCTTGACGTTCAATTTCACCACCTTTAATTTTATTTTGGTACTTAATGGTTTCTAACCAAACACGTCTATCATCGTTTAATATCGCGTTTTCCTTAAGTTGTTCCAATTCCATTAAAGTTTCATTAACCGTGTGTTTAATACGTTCATCAAAGTCATTAGACATAATTTTCCAGCATTCCTTCCATAGGTCGTTTGCTTGTCTATTGTTGATGTGGTATTTCTCCCTAGCCCATGTAGTAAATTGGGTCCATCCTGCTCTATTTTCTAATATCCACTCAACACTTTCCTCCAAATGTTTCTCGTGGTTAAATTTATTTGATTTCATAATTATTGTATTTATATGACCTATATTTGTAGGACACGTATCTACCATTAAATATTACTTCGGGTCCATATGGTAGTTGACTCCACCTTTTTGATATTTCCATTTGTTTTCGTCGTATCTACGTTTTATATCGTTTATATTAAATGACCATCCTAATCTGGCAAACTCGGTTGCAAAACTGATTTTATCCTGTCTAATAGTGGTTTTAATTTCTGTCCTGGAGAAATAAACTACTACTTGATTGATGTGTTTTGCATTAAATACTCTACCGAATGATGTTATAGCATATCCCTCACACTTGGAGTCAAATAAACTATATTGTTCTTCCTCCATTACTAATTTATCTAATATTTCACAGTACTTAATACTGTTTTTATCCGTGTGGAAATGTTCAGGATATAGTATATCCATATCTACGTTGTAACCCATTGTTTTTTGTTCAATGAGTTCCCACGCTTTATCACTATCCAAGTAAGTGAAAAATTGTTTGCCTTTATAGTTTGCTGTTGGCATTATTCAGTTAATCCAGATGCTGCTTTTGGTTTACGTCCTACTTTTGGTTTTGGTGTATTTTCAGTATAACCTGTTTCACCCGTTTCTGTTACTGTAACTGGATAGGCAATTGCTCTAATTTGTGGATCATACTGATTAATTCTACCTTGCCATACTCTCATTGTTGCCACATATTCACAAGAACATCCGGGAATACCTACTTGTTCTTTAAATGCTTTATTATGGGCATCTCTCCACCAAGCTAATGTTTTGTGGTCAATTCTGTAAGATGCTTTAGGTACTACCTCCTCTAATATCCATTTAGCATCTGTTTGACTTAATTGTTCATTAAAGTTTATCATGTTTATAACTATTGTATTTTGGATTATATATGTTAATATAAAATTGTTCTAATTGACCTACAATACTTTTATCACACTCATCTAGTATTTCAAACATAACTGAATTATGTGATGCTAATAATTGGTATAACTGGAATTGTGATGGTCTATGTTGTGCTGCTTTATCTAAATTATTGATTGCATATCTGTGAATATTAATTCTATTGTTTACAGCACTGCTGCCTCCAATATATAAACATTCACTTGTTTCAGCATCAAAAATACCATATATGCCTTTAATTTTAGCATAATAGCGTTTTAGACCCTCACGATGTAATTTTTTACCTCGTTCGGTTGCGTTGTAAGCTGCTTTTGATTGTTTTGCCTTTTGTGACTGATTGTACACTTTCATGTACTCGCGTTTTTTTTCTTTGTTTGCCATATTATTATTTTGTTATAAATATTACGTTTTTAAGTAAGACATCAATTATATCTATCTCTTTCCATCTTATCTACTAAATAACTTATAGTATATCCGAATATACTAACAAGAACTGCAGAATACAAATTATGGGTTAAAATTAGTCCTAACCAGAAACTACAGCATTTTACACAGTATAAATGTTTACCTATAAAGGGCCATTCATACACTTTAAATTCATCTTTTAGCCACTGAATAGGTTGAAACCATTCTGCTATAAAGAATCCTAATATTGCTATACTAATTAACTCAATCATTTACTATTTGTTTTATTTGACGTTCAACTTCTTGGGCTATTAGTTCATTTAATTTTTGTTTTTTAGCGCGTTTTATTCGTGTATAACGCATTTTAATTTGTGGGGCGATAAGGGTTATTAAAACAGAGAGACCTGCGGTAATAACCAACGAAATAAAGTAAAATGTGCTCATTTTATAAAGTGTTTACAGTGTTGTTGTATTTGTTTGATTGCTGAAGTAACTGCTTTTTTTAAGTAAGGTAAATGTATGCCATATTTTTCTTTCATTTGAGTAAATGTCATACCATTTAGATAATAATCTATAAGTAGTGGTTTATGATAAAAATCTAGTTTATCAATTGCCTGCATCATACACTCATAGGGATCTATTTCGGTAGCTGGAGATAACATGTCCTTGATTTCATCAAATTCACCTTGTACAAATTGGCTATCAGTTTCAAATTCATACACACCTCTACTTATGTAACCTTCTTGTCTGTATTTGTGCCAGTAAGGAGATGTACTTGATCTGAGATTTAAACTCATTGATCTACCAAAGTAATTAGGCAGTGCATTATCTATAACCGCTACTTTAAACTGGTAGTCTATAGATTTTTTAGTAAGGAACTCGTGGACACAAAACAATAATAAATCCTCAAATTGTTGGTGGTTATAGGAGGTAATACGTCTGAAATCCTGATATAACTTAGGATATGATTTCTCTATGGCTATGTTAACCATTGTTTTCTTTTCTTCCTGAGTTAAAGTGTTATAATCCATCTGTTATAATTATATAACCTGAGTATTACTAATCCCAGTTTTCTTCAAATATTTTATCAAATTCCTCGGAGCGTCTACGAGAGGATTGTGATATAGAGGGATTAGAATGTAATGGATTTGATTGACACCACTCATTATAATCATCGGTTAATTCCTTATTGTATTTAGCTGTCTCCCCTTTATGTATTACCGGAGACCAT